ACCAGAAACGAATGAAAGCCTTTCTGAACGACCCGGAGAACCGTTTTTTACGGACGAGACCGGGGAGGATTTAGTGGGCAAGGTTCACGACAAGATTAAAGCAAAGCAGCAAAAAGCACCGTGGGAAAGTAAGAAAGTCGCCATTTGTATCCCTTCTCGCGGAGAGATGGAGATAGGAACGGCGTTTGACTTGTCGGTGATGTGTGCCTATGACGCAAGAAATCGTGAGGGTCATCAGGCAATCTACACGGTATCGGGAACCCTGATATTTGACCAGCGAGAGAAGCTAGCAGCAGAAGCCCTGAAAGAGGGTGCGGACTACATTCTGTGGATTGACGCAGATATGAGGTTTCCCAAGAACACGATAGAAGTACTGCTCGCGCACGATAAGCCCATCGTTGGGGTGAACGCTACAACGAGAACCTCGCCGGTAAGACCTACGGCAAAGAACCTAGAGATAGACTTTGAGAAGAAAGAGAATCATTGGATTCCAATCGTCTCTAAAGACAAGACCCACCTAGAGTGTGTGACCGCGATTGGTTGCGGGGTGATGATGGTCAAGCGGGAGGTGTTTGAGAACACACCCAAACCTTGGTTCTGGTTCGAGAAGATACCTGGCGACAAGTTGCTAGGCGAGGATGTGTACTTCTGCATCAAGGCAAAGGACGCAGGATTCGATACTTATTTAGACCACAACCTGTCCAACGCGATAGGTCATGTGGGCTCCTATACATACTCATGGACAGATTACAATGGCCCTAGCGACATACAGCGACCTCCAGACATCGGTAGCGAACTACCTCGGACGGAGTGACCTTACCAGCCAGATTCCTGACTTTATCTCCCTAGCGGAGTTGCGACTATCCCGCGACATTCGTACCCGCAGGATGCTCCAGACCTCTACGGCTACTATGACCGTAGGCGACCCGACGGTAGGACTGCCAAGCGACTTTCTGTCCATCCGTGATGTGTTTATCCAAGGCTTGCCGAGAACGGTAGTCTCCTACCTCTCCCCAAGTGCATTTTCTAGCAACTCCCGCGCAGACCAGCAAGGTCTTCCGGTGTTCTACACCATGCGGGGCAACGAGTTAGAGTTCGCGCCAAAGCCTGATAGTGCTTACGTCTTGCAGATGCTTTACTACTACAAGCCCACAGAGTTGTCGTCAGGCAACACGAGCAACGAGTTCATGGCTAACTACCCAGACGCGCTGCTCTACGCATCGCTCTTAGAGGCAGAGCCGTACCTTATGAACGACCCGCGTACACAAACGTGGTCAAGCCTCTACAACCAGGCAATTACAAGAATCAACACCTCCGACGAGGAGAGTGAGTTTTCTGGTGTTCCCTTAGTTATGACCGTTACAACGAGGTAATAAAATGGCAGAATTTAGCAACTACTTAGAGAACAAAGTCCTAGACCACGTTCTCCGCAACACATCTTATAGTTCACCTACGACGGTGTACGTTGGCCTCTACACATCTGACCCAACTGACGCTGGCTCGGGTACGGAAGTCTCTGGTGGCTCCTATGCCCGCCAAAGCCTGTCCGTGACAGCGGCTTCGGCTGGAATCGTTACCTCTAGCGCAGACGTTACGTTCCCGCAATGTACGGCTTCGTGGGGTTCCGTGGGCTACATCGGGATTCTAGACGCTGTTACTAGCGGCAACCTGCTTATGCACACAGCCTTGACGACTGCCAAGACAATCGACTCTGGCGACATCCTCAAGATTTCTAGCGGCAACCTCACGGTAACGCTTGACTAATGGCTTTCGTCCTTAAAGACCGCGTAAAGGAAACCTCGACCACGACGGGTACGGGGACAATTACGCTGGCCGGTGCTTCCCTAAACTATCAGGGGTTCTCCACAATTGGAGACGGCAATACCACGTTTTACGCTATCGTAATTGGTTCTGAGTGGGAAAACGGCATTGGAACGTACACCTCGTCTGGGTCAACATTATCCCGTGACACCGTGTTGTCGTCGTCTAACAGCGGGAATAAGGTCAATTTCTCTGCTGGGACAAAAGATGTGTTCATTAACTACCCAGCAGGTCTAGCAACAGCATACGACACGCCTAGTCAGTCAACAGGTGCTTTACACATTCCGGTAGGAACGACGGAACAACGCCCAACAGGTGCGTCTGGGATGCTAAGATATAACACCACAACAAACCAATTTGAAGCATATCAAAATGGAGATTGGGTGAACTATGTTGCTCTTTATAGCGTTGAGTACCTTGTTGTTGCTGGTGGTGGAGGTGGTGGAACTTGGACAGGCGGTGGTGGGGGTGCTGGAGGTTTACTAACAAACACTACAACTGTTACTTCGCTTCAATCTTATACTGTGACTGTTGGCGCTGGAGGCGCTGGTGCAACCGTCAGGACAAATGCTGGTAGCAGCGGAAATAATTCAGTATTCGGTTCTATAACTTCTACTGCTGGCGGTGGTGGCGGTAGTTTAAGCGGAAGTGGTGTTATCGCCGCTGTGTCTGGCGGCTCTGGCGGCGGTGGAGCAGGAGCAGTCGCAGGAAGTTCTGGGGCAAGCGGAACATCAGGACAAGGCAATAGTGGAGGAAACGGCGCATCAACATCTCCTTTTGGTGGTGGCGGTGGAGGTGGTGCAAGCGCAGTTGGCGGGGTTCAAGTAGGGTCAGCGGCTGGCGCAGGAGGTAATGGTACTGCGTCTAGTATTTCAGGCTCATCAGTAACTTACGCAGGTGGCGGTGGTGGCTCGCCCTCATTCGTAACTGGAGCTACTGGCGGTGCTGGAGGCTCTGGTGGGGGCGGCGCAGGTGGTGATACTAATGCCGCAGGAACTAACGGAACAGCAAATAGAGGTGGCGGTGGTGGAGGGGGAAGTAACAATAACGTCTCCATAGCAAGAGCTGGAGGAACTGGCGGTTCTGGAATTGTAATTATTCGCTACTTAGGCTCTCAACGAGGAACGGGTGGAACCGTCACCTCATCTGGAGGATACACAATTCACACATTTACTTCTTCAGGGGCATTCGTAGCATGAGCCACTTTGCAAAAGTTTGTGATGGCATCGTGACACAAGTAATTGTTGCGGAGCCTGAGTTCTTTACTACCTTTGTCGATTCCTCTCCGGGTGAGTGGATTCAAACTTCTTACAACACCTATGGTGGTCAGCACCCAGAAGGTCGCCCGTTACGCAAGAACTATGCAGGAGTTGGGTATTCTTACAACTCTGTACGCGATGCGTTCATACCCCCTAAACCTTACGAGTCTTGGGTGTTGAATGAAGAAACCTGTTTGTGGGACTCTCCAGTACCTTGCCCAACAGACAATAAAATTTACAATTGGGACGAAAACACTCAGCAATGGGTTGAAATAGGAGCCTAAACGATGTTTGGATATGCGCCACTAGGTTCAGAGGTAATTGGCGCTGCTTTTCCTGCGGCGGGCGACCCAGATTGCGGGCCGTTTACGCTAGAGCAGCTAGATATGTTTGGCAACATAGACACCCTAGCGTTTCCGCTAGACGACATCATTTGGACTCTTGGTGACACTTGTATCCTGTACGGAAATGGCGACGTAAGCGCGGCGGGAACGGTAGATTCCTCTGCAATCCGCAATCGAGTGGTTGTCGGTAATGTTTCTGGCGTTGGGACGGTAGCGTCATCTTCAATCGTCACTAGAAATGCTGTTGGTGCAATAGCTGGTGTTGGGGCGGTATCTGCTTCCGCAACGCCAATTCTCACAGTTGTAGGCTCCATATTCGGCATAGGAACGGTTGTTTCTAGCGCAGACCGTCAAAGTACGGTTGCAGGAAGCATTACCGCCAATGGGCAGGTATCAGCCTCCAGCACACAGATATTTACGGTTTCTGGGGCAATTTCAGCGGTTGGTTTTGTAAGTGCCGCAGCCGCAAGGATTCAAGACTGTCTTGCCGCCGTAACCGCCTCTGGCGACGTGGTGGTAAGCGCTATCAGATTGCGGATTGCAAACGGCGCGATTACCGCACAGGGATTTGTTTCTGCCAGCGCAGGATTTCAATTGGACTCCCAGGCCAACATTGTGGCATCGGGGAGTTTGGACGCATTAGCAAACCGTATCGCTAGTGCTTTAGGGGCGGTTTTAGCCAACGGTACGGTTGACTGCTCGTTACTGTACAAATTTGGTGAAGAATGGGTTGTGGTGGTTGAACAGCCGAATACATGGTCTGCTGCCAATATCCAAGGCGATACATGGACACAGGCATCGGTTAGTGCGGACTCATGGACACCCAATACCCTACAAAACGACACTTGGACACAACAATCTTCGGGAAGTAACACATGGCAATAACAAGAGTTACCTTTGGAGAGTGGCTACCAGACCAGCCAGGGGTTATCGGTGCGCTGACCACGGCTAAGAACTGCTATCCAAGGGCTGTGGGCTATGGCCCGTTTCCGACGGAAGAAGACTACTCAGGCGCGGCTGCCCAAGACCTGACAAACGTGGTTGCGGCTAGAGACACCAACGGGGATACCAGGGTATTTGCAAGCGGAACCACAAGACTTTACAAGCTAGATTCAACCGACTTTTCGCTAGACGACGTTTCTGCCATTACTTACACCAACTCGACCATGTGGAAGTTCACGCAGTTTGGCAACAAAGTGATAGGCGCATCAGAAGCGCACACCATGCAAGCCTACGACCTGACGACAACTGGCAACTTTGCAAGCTTGGCCTCAGACGCTCCAAAAGCAAGGTTCGTGACCGTGGTGCGTGACTTTGTGGTGTCTGGCTACCAAAACGATTACCAAAGCCGAGTGCAATGGTCGGGAATTAACAACGAAACAACGTGGGCAACATCCGCGACCACACAGGCAGACTTTCAGGACATTCCTGACGGTGGCAGGGTTCAGGGTGTCACGGGTGGCGAGTTTGGTATTGTTCTCATGGACAGAAGCATCTACCGGATGTCCTACGCCGGAACCCCGCTGATATTCCAGTTTGACAACATCTCTAGGAACCTAGGGTGCTACGAGTCCAACTCGGTCATCCAATGGCAAGGGGTTACTTATTTTCTATCCGATGACGGGTTCTATGCCTGTGACGGACAGCAAATAGTCAACATTGGCGCGGAGAAGGTAAACAGGTTCTTCTTTAACACCTTGCGCGAAGCAAACATTGACCAAATGAGTGTTGCAACAGACGCAAGTAAGAACTTGGTTATGTGGGGCTACCCCTCCACAGACATAACGTACCGCGTAATTATTTATCACATCACGACTAAGCGTTGGTCTTACGCCGATACGACAATAAACCGCATAGCAACGAGCTCAACCCCCGGGGTTACCTTAGAGGGGCTAGATTCGTTCTCTGCAAGCATTGATGCTCTGCAAACCC